CTCTGCTAAACGACATTTCTTCTTATGATTTTCTACAAAGACCTGACTTACTTCTTCAATGTCACTTGCGTTTGCTTTGGGATATATCTTTTTGTAATATTCTCGTATATCTTTAATCTTTGCAGGTGATTGCAATCTGCTTACTTTAAGACTGATGTTAGGGATCCATTGATGAAACTGTTTACCTAATCCAGGACTTGCCGCACATAACATAAACCATTGTAGTTTAGGATGCTTATAAACATATTCATTAAACAAATATTTGTTAGCATGATAATCAATGCTTTGTAAGTAATAGTTCTGAACATCACCTGAGCCTTTGACCGCGCTCATCCATTGAATCAACATGAAGGGCACAAACTTCTTGCGTTGATTCTCACTTAATCTGTCATAGTAACCATAGTCTTTTTTATCTAATGCCGCAAGTGCACCAAACAAGTCAAAATCTTGACTTTCCAATTTTTCATCTTGTGGTACAGTAGGTTTTTTTGTTGCCATTAGAATGCCTGTGAATAATCTATAATCTCGCAGTTACGACTAATCTCTTTAACAAAGTACACACATCTTGGTTTAGGACCATCATCAATGGGTACGCATAAGAATTGTCCGTTCTTTAATCGAGGAGCATACCATGTTACATCATGGTAAATGTCTACAATCTCAATAGGTAAGAAGCTAGGACTGAAACTAGTTAGTGGATTGAACTCAAATGCATTAAACCCTCTATCATTAATACTAGTAAGAGGTAGTGTTTCTAAGTCACCGTGTTCTTTTTCACCAATTAATATTTGCCAGTCTACTGGCATCTTAATTATCGCTTCTCCGATTTTTAATACTAGTGCCGGGGCACTAAATGATTCTAAAAAGATTAATGGAATATAATGATAGTCTACATTTTGTGGATTACTATTGTCTAGTATTGCAAAGCGAAGGTCATCGATTTCTTCGGGCAGTGTTTCTAAGTTGTAGAATTCGTTTTCAAGTGTTAATATACGCATAATGTATTATATCATTTATATTTTAGTTTTTCAACATCAAACGGGTAGTTCGCATCTTTATAGAATGCTTTACGTTGTGTTAAATGTCGTTTGGCAAATTTACAGCTTGACGTAATGTCCCAAATTTGCACAAAGTCTTTATCTTCTGCTTTGCGAATACCACGCCCGATACTTTGAATCACCCTAACGAATGACTTACCCGGCTCTAATAGCATCACATTAAAGATACGAGGAATATTAATACCCACAGCCGCTACACCATATGTAGCAATGATAATTTTATTCGTTGCAGTAGCAATATCATCATAGTGTTCTGTCCTAGTAGTACCTTTTGTGCCTCCTGATACAAAGACTACGTTATCTTCTGGTACTCCTAGTTCTTCTAGTTTCAAATGTAGCAATTGCCCTGCTTCAATTCTATCAACTAGTATCAATGTGTTGCCTGTATCCTTAACGGTATTAGCTAATTCAGCAATCTTTTGCATTCTTAATCCATCACTGGTCAAGAATTTAAGTTCACTTTGGTAGTTTGTAAATTCCATACTATCTTGTAATTGAACAATGTTCACATGACACTGTGATAGTACGCCCATCTCTTGTAATGTACTTGCTGACAATTGATTGATAACAGGCCCTAAACTCACAGTCAATGACATTGATTCGGCTTTTGCTTTAGGAATTGTTCCAGTCAATCCCCAACGCAATGGAATTTGACTCATCACTCCTGTTAATAATGATTTAAGCACATCAGCCTTTGCTTGGTGTACCTCATCAACAATCACGCAAACAACACCTTCAATAAAGTCTTGGAATGGTACTTCTGCTTCATCGGCTTTAGTTTTCTTCAACATGTTACCTAGACTTTGCCATGTACATATTGTATGTGTCTTGTTGTACTCTTTGCGTCCCCCGTAATAGACACCCACATCTAGACCCAAGTTAATATAATCTTTTTCTGTTTGTGTAACCAAACTAGTATTAGGAACAATAATAATACTACGACCATATTGTTCTATACAACTTGATAATGCGGCTGTAACTAGTGTTTTACCAGCACCAGTTGCAATCTCTTGCAATGACTGTGGATTCTTCAAATAATTATTGATGATTTCAATTTGATAGTCCCGCAATATAACAGGTTGTCCTGCTACTGGATGCCCCGCTGGCCAGTTCTTGTGTTTGAATGTATCCTCAGTTACTTCAGTAAATGAAAAAGTAGTTGAGTATTCTCTAGTATCTTCTAATTCAATGTCGTAATCTGCTCTATCAAGTACAGGAAGAATTTCTGGTAATAGATTGATATATGTACTACCACTTAGACTAAAATAACTTGCTTTACCATTCCATCTACCTAATCGGACACTTGGCAGATATCGTGCACCGGGAACTTCAAACTCAAACATCTTCATCAATATTTTGCGTTCACTTAATTCGAGTCCTTCAATTTTTACGTTGACCTCATCCTTAACTATAATTTTACATTGTTTCATTTAATATCTATTGGTTGAGAATTTACTAGCTGTACTATCTTACCAGCCTTAATTGGTTCATCATAACTAATATCCCTACTTGTTCTAAACCTAATTACAACAGGGAAATTATAACTACTCTCCTTAGATTTAGTAACCCATTTAGTTTCAGGATCAACTTTTATATTTGCAATTTCTAAGTTGTCTCTGAGACTTTTTCTGACTTCAGTTAATATTTTATTACCAGTGAGCACTACATAGTCGCAGCCTATTTCTGTTAACCAGGGTACTATATTTAGCATATCACTTACTTCCATTTCATAAACACGATTGGATATAAACGTTTGCCTTTTATCATTGATATCATATATTGATTCATCAATATGAACACCATGATACACTAATTTAGATATTGTAATAGGTGTGGTGTTTAATACCATGTCACCCAGTGCTTCATCTAATTGCTCAGTAGTTGCTACAATAAACAAATTACCATTAATTCTAGTAAGTGTGGGTTGCCAATACTTAATGTCCTTATATTCTTTTATTGTGTCAAGTAAATCAATGACAATATTACAATAGTGTACCACTTTAAAAAACTTATTAGCGGTATATACTAATAATTTTAATGAATGGGTGCTGTACTCTGCGCTATATTGCTTGAGTTCTTTATTCCAAACAAAGGTGTTTGCCTCTTCTTTTCTAAACGCATCAATAAAATTCTTGTTGTATGGACACTTGAAAATAATTAGATTACCCTCAATGGACACATGGCCGTCAGTATATTGCGGAACACTTTCAATTACCTTGCTGGTCCATGGCAAATAAATTAGTTTATCTGCATCCAATTCATTTTTACTTAACTGTCGTCTATATTTGTATATGATTTTATAAAATAATTCTACCTGATTAGTAGTTACCTGTTTTAATACTTGTAGGCTTTCAACAAACCTTTTGTCAAATCTGCTAAGACTAATATTTCCCACCATATAGTGGGCAACATGTTCTGCTGTTTTTAGTTCTACCATTTTTATATTATATAGATTGTTTAAATCATTTGCAAGTATAAAGGAAAAAAGGGGACCGTAGTCCCCAAAAAATCAAGAAGAAATTTATCGAAACGGACTTATTGACATTGCCGTTACGCACACTGCAGGGGTTATGCCTTCATACAAGTTGTCTTAGCAAGATTCTTCCAGTTGTTGGGACTGATCTTCACCAAGTCTGCAATCTTCAAACACATACGCAAGGACACTTCACGCAATTTTGTATGATTTTCCCACATAAAGTCAATCACAATTTGTGATTGTTCTTCATTGAAATCATAGTCTTTGAACAGACCACCATCCGCATCACGATGCACTTGCTTGATACGCAACATTTTATCACGATCACCGTCAATAGTCAGGTCCAGAAAGTGACAACGTGACTGCAATGCTTCCAAGTGATCCTGCAATTTCTTAGATTTGAGATTGCCGAATTTCAAGTTAGTGATAAAGATAGCACTACCATTGAAGTTGAAAGTATTCGGGATACCTTCTTCACGCAAGAGTCGTGAATCACTATTCCAGCAAATTCTACGTGTCTTACCTGAATCAAGTGCGGCCTTGAGAATGTTCAAACTCAAGTCATCAGTAAAAACTGAATCACAATCATCAAAAATTAACACATTCTTTGTGTCAGAATATTTGTACAGTTGACTATACAAACCCAATGCTGTCATCGCACCTTTCACAATTTGAAAGCGAACTTTCTTACCTGCAAGTTTGTCAAACATACTTGCCTTTTCCATTTGTGTCTCAACACCATATGATTTGCCGACACCGGGCGGACCTGATACTATCATAGCACGGATATCACCATTGATACAAGCACGTGACATT